CTGGCTTCTTACTTACGCGCTTTCGCGTTGCCATTTCTGACCCCTTTCGCTAGGGCCAATTCTAGCTGAGACTCCATTTTATCAAGGCGCGACACTATTGGAATATTCTCCAATTTAATGATGTAGCGAAGGCCAGCAATCAGCAGGGCAATAGATCCCAATACTGACGCGACTAAGGTGGCCAAGTCAGCCGCTGGCATTAACGGACTTTGCCGTAACGCTCGTAGTTAGGATTAAGCCAATTGATGATGCTAGGCAAGACTGATACGAGAGCTGCATTGGCAATTGCATCGACATCTAGGCCGACTGCTAGATAGGTCGCTAATGCCGTTGCTAGGAATGTCTTTGCCCAACTCTCTGCCATCTTCTTTAAGTCGCTCATTAGCTTCTCCTTCGAGGTTAAAATAACTGCCATCTTTGTCTCCCAAAGTTGTAAAAGAAATGTGGAAATGCGACCGGTGAGGATTAGCGCCTTTATAAGTTCTGCGCTTCCATCCCAGTATCGGACTCATAATCTTTCCATCGTAGATTATGTATTTGATTCGCTTATCGCCTTTCTTGGCTAACTTGCGAATCTTTTCAACTAACGCGTAAGCCTCTTCTTTGTGAGCTGATAAATCAGCATCAATATCTAAAGCTCTAACGATTCCTGACTTAGCGTCTGGTATATGGTCAGAAGTGCCTTTTGCAAGATGCCTAGCGTCAGCAATCCAGCCGTCAGACTTACGATCCCTATCAGGATAATCGTCATCGATTTGCTCCCGAAGCTGAATACCTGCTGCGCATAGTTTGGCCATAATCTTTATAGATTGTTCCAGCCTAGAGGCCAAGCGCCTTTAGATCATCGGTATCTAAACCTAAAGCTGCAAGTTTGGCTTGGACTGTTGCTTTCTTGGATTCTGCTTGAATTAGCCCTTGTTCATAAGAAATTTGCTCTAAACGCATCTCTGCCCACTTTAGGCAAGCATCTTCATAATCTTTGCCAGTAAGTTCAATTTCTTCACCATTTATGGTTTGTAGTATTACTGGATTTTCACTTTTGCATTGTGCTATTAATTGTTCCTTAGTCATTTTTATGCTTCCTCATAAACCATAGATAGAGTAATTCGGTCGTTAGTTGCCCAAGTCCAAGGAAATGTGGCAGTTGGCTGAGTTGTTCCATAAGAACCATTTAAAGGAACAGTTATTTTCATTAAAGTTGTTGAAGCCAAAGCTACTTGACCTATAACTTCAAGAGTTCCAGAATCTAGGCCATACATAGAACCGATATAACTTGTGTCTTTAGCAGTTTTAGGAAGTGAAACTCTGGAAGCACTACCAATTGAAGAAGTTGAACCAAAAATAAAATCCCAAGTAACAAAAACAAACTTGCCTTGTTGTCCATATCTAGCAACTACTGTTCCATTGCCAATTGTGATATTGGTATAACTAGGTGTGTAATTTGCAAATGTAATGCCGCTTGCTGCCCATTTTAATCCTGTTGCAGTGCTTGAATCAGCAGTTAAAACTGTATCATTTGCGCCGACTGTTAATTTTGCAAATGTATCTGCACCAGTTCCAGCGACTAAATCACCTTTAGCATCGAAAGTTGTTGCAACTGTATTAGTTACTACTGGGATTGGCCCAGTTCCTGAAGCTACTGAAATACCAGTCCCAGCTTGAACTTCAGTAATATCTCCGACATTCGGAGTAATCCAAGTGTAATCAAGATCCGTATTTGTGGCCTTTGATAATACTTGTCCAGTTGTCCCACCTTTGAGATCAATTAGCGAAGTATCAATCCCATTACCCAAAGTCCTAATGGCTAAAGCGCCATCTTTAACTAGGTCTGTATCAGCTGGGGTTGTCCAGCCGAAGTTTGATGTTGTCGGCATTAACTAATCACTCCAATCGCGTCTTGCCATTCTAAGGTATTGAGCACACTATTCCAGCTTTCTGCTGCATTGACCTGAGCCCATTGTTGGGCAAAGGCCGAGAACTCTGTTGGGGTAGCCAAGAAGGTAATCGATAGGCCCGAAACTGAGGCGTTAAAAGTCCAGCCTTCCACAAAGCCAGTAAATTCCCCGCCTAGGATATTAAGGGGCAGATTGGTAATTCTGACTGGCTGGCCCATAAATATATTAAGTAGGGCATCTCTATCGGCGTTATCGATTTCAGGGGATTGAAGCGGGAAGGTAATTGACTGAAAAGTATCTCTAGGGTAGGCCCGAAGTTCAATTAGACGATCTGCTACATCCTCGACATCGGCAGCGTTCTTTAGGTAGCTATTAAATTGCTCGGCAAATAAGCCATAGGCAGATTGGGAGCTGGTGTCCTGAGCGGTATAAGAGCTATTAAAATTGTTGCCATAGTCCATAATAATTTTATTGGCCAAATCGCCTTGGCGCTGAATTACGCCGATGCCAGAGGCGATGGCGTGAGAGGCATCTAAGTCTGTATAGCCATTGGCAATTAGGTAATCTTGACGATGGCTTGCGTCTGCATATCCGATAAGACCATTAGCATCTTCATAAAGATAACCCAAGGCTGAATTAGCAATTGAATTGGCTATTGGGCCAATTATGCTATCTGTGATTTGGCGGCTGACCATCGTATATTCGCCAGCATCGATTTCACCCAGTCCGATATTCTGAGCTTGAGCCCAAGTTTCGGTGGCATCATAGGTTGCCCAAGTTTCTGCTGGTGGGACTTCGTTCCAAGAACCCAAAAGCAAATCATCTAGCAAATCTGTTATCTGAGCCCCGTCTAAACCTTCAGCCAAATTGCCATCAAAGATAGCTCTTTGCAATTTTGAAAGCGCTCCAATAGCAGTAATGCGAAGGCTGGTAATGACTGCACTTGATCCAGCGCTTCTTACTACTTGGCGCAAGTCTGAGATTCTACCGCCAAATAAAGCAACATAATTTCCGCTGGTGTTCTTAATCTCAACTGTAACTGCGGTATTAATTGTAAATGAGTAATTAGTGCCATTGGTATTTATAACCTCAAGCGAGCAATACCCAGCAGGAGTTGGGGAATTAATATCTTGACGGCCAGAGGTAATAGTGAGATTGCTAAGAGTAACTGAGGTTAATTCTGTGCCATTGACTTTTATTCGCCAATCGGGAGTCCATAAAGTCATAGGATTTGAGCCGAAGTCCTTAAATCTCCAGCGCCAGTAGTTCCGCGATTAGTGGAGTTATTAAGCGCCAAGATAACTGCTCTGGTAAATCCTTCTTCATCAATAGCTGATGGAGCATTAACATTAATTACCACATTGCCTTGCTGATTGGCTGCAACTGTGCCAGCGACATTAAATCCAGATGGAATAGCATTACCGGTCGGAACTAGCGTTGCTGGGGCGCTTGGCGTTGATGCTGAAGGGGCGGTAGCTGTGCTTGAAGGTTTAGGGGCTGCTGGAACGCTTGGACTAGGAGCAGTTGCTACTTTTGGAAGTGAGGAACTGCTAGGTGTGCTAGGAGCCGAGAATGATGGCTTGGAAATAGTGGCAACATTTGGCAGAAGCGGAACGGCATTATAAGCGCGAATAAGGACATTTATTGCATCAATAGCAAAATTAACTGCGCTCTTGATTCCATTTACTACAAAGCCAATAACATCAAGAACTCCACCTGCCACCTTGCCAATGAAGCTAAGTGCTGAGCCAAGATTATTGATTAAAACAGGCACTACAAAATCTTTAATAAAGTTATATAGCGTAGTCAAAGAATCTTTGTTGCGAGCAATTGCATCGGTAACTGGCTTAAGTGCTGCATCCTTAAATTCTATAAACTTAGGAATTACTGTATTGATAAAATAATCTAAAAGCCTTTGCAAAGTAGGCAGCAAAGCAGCTCCTACTGATTCTTTGGCTTCATCAAAGCCAACCTTAAGTCTGGCTATTTGACCTTCAAAAGTATTGGCTTGAACTGTAGCAGCGCCACCAAAAGTATTAGCTAATTGCTTGACTGTGCCTTCTAATCCAAGGGTCTTTATTTCGGCAGTTGATAAGCCAACCCCTAGACGGCTTAGAGAGCTGGTGTTGCCTTCATAGGCTTTGCCTAAAGCATTGGATACTGTTTCAACGCTTTTTCCAGTAGCAGCTGAAATATCTAAGGCTAGGTTTAATAAATCTTGGGATTTAGTTACTGATCCTGTAGCAGTCGCTAGGCGCTGAAGCGCTGGACGCAATTGGTCATCAGCAACGCCAGTAGCCAAAGAGGTCTTAAGTATCTGTTGCTCAACTGCTGAAATCTGGGCTTCTGTTGCCCCAGTAACATTCTTAAGGGCATTGGCTAATCTAAGTTGAGCAGCCTCATCTTCAATAGCTGCCTTAACGCCATCAACGGCTAACTTCACTGCATAGGCCGCTGCTGCTGCCGCTGCTGCTGCAAAGGCGGCTGCTGCGACTTTGCCAAATTTCTCCATCTTGCCGCCAAAGCCTTCAACCTCTTTGGAGCCACTATCGAGCTTCTTTTTTAAATCATCGACATCAGCAAGAATCGAGAGTTTAAGTGTTCTACTGCCAGCCATTACTTATCCCACTCTTTCAATATCTTGGAAAATGCTTCTTGCCATTTCTTAATTAATTCAGGCTGAATCTTACGAAGGGTTGGGT